GGAGCTGACATGCAATCCGAGGATGGCAGCCGTGTGATCTTAAAAATTGAAACCCATCCTCCAGACTGATCTTGTGTTCAATAATGTTCTTGCGGACGGCGGCGGCTACTTCGCCGCCTTTCAATTCATCAACCGCCATGATGTCGTCCTCTAGCATTACGCTGCCTCCTTCTTGGTTTCAGGGTTTGCATTGGCGACCAGAAAATCACAGGCTTTCTGAGCCGCTGCCGAAGCGCGGAAGATTGCTCGTTTGTCTTCCTTCAATACCTTCAGCCATTCGGCTAGGTACTCGGCATGGTCTTCGCGTGGCTCGGCGCTCAGGCCAAGGGTGTGCATGACAAAGGCTGACCCCAGTTCGGCAACCAGCTCCTCGCGAGCGTAGTCCTTTGTGCCGAAGCCCGTCTTCAAGTCACGGTCCAGTCTGGACTTGTGGCCCGTCCAATGAATGAACTCGTGAGAGAGCGTGCTGTAATACGCCTCGGGGTCATTGAAACGCGAAAAAGCAGGAATGACGATCTGGTCGAGAGCCGGACGGTAAAACGCCGTACCCGCCTCGTGAGAAAGGTTGGCGTTCTGCGCTGCGAAGAAAGCCTCGGCAGCTTCGATGCGCTCGCCTTGGTTGCGCTCCTCCTCGACAGGATAGAACCGCTCGGGCAGCCCTTCGATCTGCTCGGCGTTGAAGACGTTATAGGTGCGGAGCAAAGGGATGTTCTTCTCTTCCTTCGTCACCCTGTCTTCGATCTTGAGGGGCTTGAAGAATACGATCTTCGTTGACTTTGAACCTTTGCGGACTTTCCCGCCATACTCCTGCGCCTGCTTGAACGTCATCCAGTACGGGTTATAAAAACCTGACAGGCCGAGGATCAAGATGTTGACGCCCGAGTAAGGCTGGCCGTTGTGGCGGAGGGGCAGGCCGCTTATTCCGCCTGCCCAGCTTTTCGTCCAAGGACGAGTGCCTGCCTCCAAGGCTGCTACGATCTGGTCGGTTACTACCTGATATGCGTCATACGATTTAGCCATTGTGACCTCCTAAGCTACTTGCTTGATGCCAGTCGAAACGCGAAGCGAAACGACGGGTGTCATGTTGGAACGCTGGTCTGCCCAGACGTCGCCCATCTCTTCGCGGACGGCTTTGGTGTCGAGCGTCCAGCGAACCGTCTCAGACTTGACGACGCCTAACGCATCATTAGACCCGGCGATAAAGCGGACGTCGTTGTCGTCCATCGTTTCAAGGATAAGACCGCGCAGCTCTTGCTGCTTCTTCTGGAGCTGCTTGATCTCGGCAGAAATGGTGAGGAATTGATCGACTTTATTTTTGATACGCATTGTGACCTCCAATTTGTTGATGCTCCTAATATGGGGGCGTCAGTGACTTATGTCAAATTATTTTTTGTGGGAAAGGCGGGGGGCTAACCCAAGACCAATCAGATAAAACCCCCCGCCCCATGCCACCCGGCTCATTCCGGGTGGTCATCCTTATGATGTTCCTTTGCAAAGACTACCATCTCCTGCAGCCTTTCCAAGATTTCATCCCAAGAGTAGCAGCCGTGACAATCCGACAGCTCATGCTCCAGCTCTATTGCTCGGTCCTCAAGCTGGTCGTTCATTGCCACCCACCAAAACCAGCCATCAGGCTCGCCGCTGTAGTTCTCGGCCTCAATCCTAAAACCGAACTCTGGGTGCTGCTTGACGAGCTTCTTGCATTGGTAGCGAGTGGAGCTTGCCTTGGGCTTCGGCTTTGACACGTC